AGCGCAAGTTCGTAAACGTTCGCGACCAAAGTTTTGATGTCATCATAAGTTGATGCAGCCATAATGTATTACTCCTTACAAGGGGTTGTCTGAACCCCAGTTGATTCCGCCGCCCTTCCAGATGTCAACTTCACCACCGGTTAGCCGCGTTAGCTTTTGTGCACGCGTCTCATTTTTTTGCGCTTGATCGCCCGGGTTGGTTGCCCCAGGATTCGGTGCGGCTTTTTGTTTGGGCAGCAGTTCCAAAATTGCCTTTGCATCCTCTTCCATCTCTTCCAGCGTCTCGCCTTTCAGTCTGTCAGATAATGCGGTTGGTAATCCCAGTTTTGCCGCCACCTCAATTTGCATTGTGCGTACGGTCTTGGCTGTTAGTTCACTCTGCAATTTGTCGAGTTCTGCCTTCAAGCGTTCCGACTCTGTCATTTCCGCCTGCTTGCGTTCCTCTTCCAATTTCTTGTAGTGTTCTAATTCAGCTGCCGCTTTCTTTGCCTGTTTCAACTCTTCACGCTGTTTGCGAATGAGCTCCATTGCGCGTTGTTCGTCAAAAGTCTCAGGCTGTTTTTCGTCAACCGCTACATCGGCATCCTGTGCCTCTGCGTCAAGCATCTCGCTTTTAGGGTCTTCGTTTGTTGGCATTTAATCCTCCGTAGTTTCCGCTCTCGCGGTTCAATTAGTTCTGTAATAGATCTTTCAACGGTGTTTTTGCTAACATGTCACCGTAAACATCATCGTGTTTGTGCGTTGCAAAGTCGTCAAACTTGAACGCTCCACCCTTCCAGGCATCCCAAGTTTGCGCCCCCATCATCTCTTTTTGTTGTGCCTCTGATAATGTGCTAAACCAGTCTTCGCCGGTCTGCTCTGGCTCGCTCCAAATCTTGACGTGCGGAATTGATACACACCGGCAGTTGTAATGTCCGTTCAAGCGCTCTGTCAGCGGAAACACCTTGCCGTGATTGGCTAAGCAAGCCATACAGGTTGACGCGTCCTTACTGCTCCACCACACCCAGCCGTCAACCACATCCTCGTTTGCCACGTATTGCGCCCTGCTTGCCTCTCGGTGGGCGTACATCATCGAGGTGCGTGTCATTCGCATCGCGTCCGTCAATCCACCGCCCATAATGCGCTCGAATGTCTTTGCGACTTTGACAGGGTTGTAACCAAACGCCACCCCTTCTGTCAGCGCGTCTGCAAGCCTTGCGGTATGTTCCGCACTATACATACTCAACCGCTTCCATAGTGGCGATTCTTCCTGCAAGTAGCCCAGCATGTTGATCACCGCGTCAACCGGAATCCGCTGTGGCATAGCAAGCCCAAATTGCGCTAAATAAGCCTGCGATTGTTTCAATGCCAGTTCTGCCGCTGCTCTCGTGCCGGTCCTGATTTCGATCTCGGTGTAAGCCGCGTACTTGTTAAACTCTTCTTCCGCCGATGTCAATAATGACTTGTATTGCGCAAGCCGGTACATCTGTCCGGTAGTCGGCTCATCCAGTTTGCTCATTGCCAGAATAAGCGAGTCCATTTTCGGCAATAAGCGCGTGTACAATTCACGGTACGTCTTTGCCAGTCGCATAAGAGCCGCCGCGTCCTGCCGGTCAATGGCTTTCTTGAACGCAATCGCAAGTTCAGTTGCTGTTGGCATTGTTATCCTTCACCCTGCCCAAACGCTCTGAGTAACGCAGCGCCGATATTGTCAGCCGCCTGTTTCTCGCCGGTCATTCGTTCTTCTTCGTCTTCCCAAACATAGCCTCTCAACCCAGCCGCAGTCTGCTTGCTTACCAGTCCGAGTTCAAGGTCGGTCTTGATCGCCTGCGCAACCTCGCTCTCGTTCTCTGGCAGCAAATCCTGCCAAATAACTTCGCCGCCGTCCGTATCAGGTGCACCTGCTAACGCCAACAAGCGGTGGTTGATCTCGACTATCGCTTCACCATAAAGCCCGCGTTTCTCTTCCAGTTTCGAAAGTGCGTCCTGATATAGCACGCGCAAGCCAAAGTTCGTTAAACTGCCTAATTTGTCCGCCATAGAGTCAATGTCAACCGCTCTGCTCACGTCGAATAACGCTTGTCTCAAATAGCGAATGAATGACAAGCTCGAAGACAAGTCGCTCTGCATTTCGAGGTTCTGAATGAGCGCGTTTGCGTCTGTGGTCGTGACCATCTCGTCAACGCCCCACGACACCTTGCTCGAATTCTGGAAGCCGCGCGCCCAAGTCTTCGGATAGGCGTGGTATTTGATAATCTTCGCCGTGTTGCTGGAAACAAAGTTGATCTTGTCCTGCAAGTCAATCAGATCGGCGGTAATGTCAGGTCTGCCATACACGCTCCCAACATCGGGCAAGTTGTGCCAGTGCACAATCGGCGCAAAGTCGTACTCCCACACCTGCTGATTCGTGACTTCGAACTTGTTGCCATTCACGCTCACATAGTCGGTGATCGTCCAATAGTTTGTTTCAACATCGTGCTCCGTGACCTGTCTGATGGTCTTATCCTTGCCGGTCACAGGGTCGGTCAACGTGTAAGCAATCGTGTACCGGATAATCGTATCAATGTCTTCCGGCAGCGCGTCCATCGTGACAGTCGCAGGATCTAACACAACCAGTCGCGGTATCAGTTTGCCGTCTTTCGTGACCGCGCCATCAGGCAGGATCTTGACGTAGCACGTGCCAGTTTCAGCACCGTAAACAGCCGATCGTTTCAGCAATTGCATCTTGCGGTTAGCATTCCAAACCTCGTCAATGTATTGTTGCTGCGGCGCGTCTGATTCACCTGGTAAATCAAATTGCGGCTCTTTGCCAAACAACATCGCTACCGAGCGGTCAACCAGTAATCCAATGAAATTCACAACGATGGCATCATCGGCGGTCTTGATCGGTGCTTTGTGCTGCCCGCGTCTGTAATTGCGGTTCACGCTGGCTACAGTCGCTCTTTGTACAGCCTCACGCCCTAACAGCGGCTCAAGCAACCAGTTTCTGAAATTATCCATTACACCCATAACGCCTCGCTTTTAATATTCATAAAATGGATTCTTGATAACTTGCACGCGTTCCTGCATTCCACTCCACGCAATAGCCAAACTCATCACACAGTCGTCGTGCATTCCTGACGGTGCGCTGTAACTGAATGAGCCGCTTGCATTGCGCTTGCTCTCAAATGACAGCAGTTCACCCACCAGCACCGGCTCGTCCAACACACGAATCAGCCCATTTTCGAAGGCTGATTGCAGGCTTTGAATAATTGACTGCTTAGTCGCCGAAGTCGTGGTAAATGGCACGATTGCCAGCCCACGCGCCACCAACTCGTCGATCACTGGCCGTCCGATGCTGTTCGATTCCACAACCATCGAAGTCAGGTGGTAGCGCTTGTAGACTGCTTCCAGGCGGTCAATCAAGACCGGATAGTCCACGCGGTTGAAACGATCCAGGTAGACCATCTCTTTCGTTTCCGCATCCAGCACGCTCACAACGGTAAAGTCAACGCTCGATGCCACATCCACGCCCGCCACGTATTGCCGCCCCTGCTCCGGCTCCCGCGGCTGGAGAATAGCCGCCTCTTGCACGCGACGGAACACGCCACCGGAATCGTCAATGAACTCTGCAAGATATTCCTGCCTGAATATCATCTCAGGCAGATCACGCCGCGCCGCCTCAATCTCAGCCTCCGCGATAAACGGGTTAGAACTGGTCGGGAACGTCCATGCCTGCCAGCCCTCTTCGCCATTGATGCCGCGCTGATAGTTTTCCCAGAACCAGTTACGCCCTTTCGGAGTACTGATAAATAATGCCTTGCCTAACCTGTCTGATAGCGCCGGTCTGATAGCTTCCGTCCACGCCTCTTTCTGCATGAACGCGCATTCATCCATAACCACGAAATCCAGCCCTTCACCGCGCAATGAGTCGGGATTGTCTGCTGATCTGACTGCCACGAAACCGCCGTTAGGAAAGTTCACAATGCGATCCCCAAGTTTGATTTCAACGCCAGGAATGCGCCTGCACATCTGCCTGAGTGGGCGCCAGCCAACCTCGCTCGTTTTGTACGAAGGCGAAACCCACCAAGCGCGCCCACCTTCATTAGCGACACTAACGCACTCATTGACACCCAAACGAGTCTTGCCCCAACGCCGTCCAGCCGATAGCACCTTGAACCTTGCGCTTGACCTGTGAACCTCTTTTTGTCCATTGTGAGGCTTGACACGCCATATAGGGAATTCATCAGTTGTCATCATCCCAGTCAATAATCAATGGCTTGCCGCCGGAAGTAACATCAATCGCGTCACCGAATTCATCCTTGCGCTTCTTGGTCAAATACCACTTTGCCGTTGGGATGTCACCATCTCGAATCGCTTTGAATACCGTGCTGGTCGCAAGGTCTGCAATGCGCTCGCATTCGTCTTCGTAAACTTCCTTGACCGTTGCGTACTCCTCGATGTATTTCTTTGCGGTATGCCATTTACAACCAACACGGTCGGCAATAGTTGAAACAATACCGCCTGTTCCTGGTATCGCATCAATGAATTGCTTTGCCGTGTAAAGTTCTTTACCCATTCGTCAATCTTCGCCAATCAACATCGGCTCGCCACCCGTCACATCGACCCATCGCTGAATCGCCACCGCCACATACGCCGGACTAATCTCCACCGCCCGACACTTGCGCCCCAACCGCTCGCAAGCGATGAGGGTTGTGCCGGAGCCGAGATAGGGGTCAACTACGCATCCGACTTTGTAATAACGCTCCAATACCCACTCAACTAAAC